ATGTTGCCGAGCTAGTGCTAGTCTTCCCTGTCGCTGGGTTATACGCGCCATCCGTTACACGTGTAAATGTGTACGATTGACCAAACTTTTCAATCATTCGGCCAGCAGACGACTGCAAAGGCGTGTAACTATAACTCATGCACGCGATACCAAAGACATAGGTTCGGTTAGCTTGTTTAGCGCCTTGGTCAAAGCAGGCGTTGCACGCTTCATGCCTGTGTTTGATTTATAGGTAACCGCAATGCTGTCGATTTTCTCGCTAATTACTTCGCGCTCATCAGGCAACAACTTGCTGTCGCCATCAATTTCCACCTTAACCGCTTCGTAAACCGCAAGTTTTAATTGATTTGGGATTTCGTCAGAATCAACCGAATAACCGTCAATATAAACCATGTCTCTAGGCCATTGGAGTGGCTGTTCTTCTGTGTGCTTTAAGCCTTTAAAGTTTAAAGACTCTATATAATCCATAGCACGAAAAATTTGTTGTGTTACTGCCTCGTCCGTGCCGTAAGTAATACCGCGAGCATCTGCCCACGTTTTAAAATCGGCAAGCGATACGTAAGTATTAGCACCAGTAACGATTAAGCCTGTTTCTACTACCAGCGCCATAATTTAGCCCTTTACTTGATAGCCGCCTTTTTTGAAGTTTTCGACTTCTGAAGGATGCACATTTGCTTCTTTGCCATCATCACGAACCATGACAATATGACCTGACTCAGCCTTCTTGGTTGTGCGCTTTTTTACTAGTTTCTTTTCTTCCATGTTGCACCTCAAGTGAGAAGGGAGGCCGAAGCCCCCCATCACATTTAGCCAAGCAGTGTAGCGATAAAGTCTGACTTCCAAGCCTTAACGCCCCAAGCCGCCGCAACTTCGATCATAGTTTTACGATATCCCTTGTAAACACGGATTTCGAAAACCAGACCTGAGTGAGGGTCTTGGATAAGCATTGCATCATCAGCCGCGTCACCACCTTCAGGAACAGCAGGCGCACGAACCGCAAGCTCAAGCGCTCGGCGATGGAATGCCACGTTTGCACTGTAGCTATTACCTACAGTCAAAGCCGCATCGTCAGCTACCGCGGTGCGCAGACCAGTTTGACCGATAACTAAAGAGCCACCAGACAAAGCAGTGTTAACCACGTACTTGTTAGTGTCGCCGTTAAAGGTAACAACATCACCAGCCAGGATAGTGCCTGTGCCGCCATCTACAGCAATTGAAGTGTCGCCGATAGCCGCAGACGCATCGTTTAGCAAGTAGCTAGCGCCAGTGCCTTTGGTGTGCGAACGTACAGCCGCAGATTCACGGATACCCAAGCCTTGAAGGTCAAGCAAAATTCCTTGACGCAACAAGTCAGTGCCGCCAGCTTCGTTAGCTTTCTGCAACTGCGCCAATTGACGTAGGTTAGTGCCTGCCAAAGTGTTAAGAACAAGTGATACCTGTCCATCATTTTGGGGCATACCGTTGTCAACCAAGATTTGGCGAATTTCAGCAACTTCAGAGAAGTTAGAGCCGAAAGGCGTAGTGCCAGCAGTACCGAAAGCGCGTGAAGAATTGGTGTATGCTTCAGTTGCCAAGTCTGCTTCAATCTCGTTGCACAAAGTGCGCATAGCTTGAACGATCTGGTCACCATAAACAGTATCAAAACCAATACCGTTGTTCAGGTGGCGCACGTCTTCGCCAGTGTAAGGAATCTGTACAGCGCGTGACTTGCTGATAGACAAAGTTTTGTTGTCTACAGTTTGGTCAGTGCCTTCAGGGATGGTCATTGCCTCTGACACATCTACAGCAGATGCCGCACGTGTGAAAGACGCACGAACGGTATCACCTTTGGCAACACGCTCTGAACCGTCAGCGTTAATGGTTGAAGCAGGAATGAAGCCAACAAGCTCCCGCCCTACTACGTCAGCCGCTTTATAAATATCGGCGGCGAGATTAGTTAATACGTTAGCCATTGTTGGCCTCCTTATTCATCAAAAATTTTACCGCCTGATTTTATGAACTCGGCTCGTTTACCGTTGTTCATAGCATCAAAGTCGGCTCTACTCATTTGCTTTTGTTGGCCATCAGCTCCGCCTTGGCCTCGTGCGGCTCCACCACCTTGGGCTTGGCTACCATCTACTAAAAAGGGATAAACCGTCTTAATAGATGTTGCCAATTCATCAAGAGTTGAAACAGTCAATTGCCCTGACTCATCCGCAACCCTGATCTCGTCATCAACAAGCGTTAGCCTCTGGCTAATTTGCTGTTGCAGTAATTGTGCCTTCTGTGCGTCTTTTGTCAATCTTGCGGCCAACTTTGCCGCCTCGGTACCAATTTTCTGACGCTTAATGTTCGTGTTCAATTCTTCCAGCTTTTGCTTAAGAGTATCGCTTTCCTGCTTCTGACTCTCAAACAACTGCTTGTAATCATTTTCAGCTTTGGCTTTTTCTTCGGCCTCTGCCTTTGCGCGACTTCGTGCTTCTTCGCGCTCTTGCTGTACCTTCTTTTTCTCGGCCAGCAATTCATCAACTTTGTTTTTCAGCCCAGACGTTTCGCTTTCCAACTTGCTTTGTAGCTCTGCCTGTAACTTTTCGCTTAAAACCTGTTTTACATCATCTTCTAAATTCAGTTCGTTTAAGAACTCCATTGCTCACCTCTGGTTTGCAAGTTTGCGGCTCTACCGCTTTTGCTTGAATAATCAAGCCCCATTGCCAATGATACCATTTACTAACAAAAATAAACAAACCTATGAATTATCCTTGCTTTTCTTGCTTTTTGTTAGATTCCATTTCCCTTACAAAACTTTGCCATTTTGCGCTTAAATCGCTAAATTTTCCAATTGAAGAACAAGAAGAAGCAAAGTCTAAAATTATTCTAGGGTCTGTTTTTTTCCAAATTGCCTGCTGTTTCGCGTCTTGCAATCTTTTACTTAATTCTGGGTTCATTAATCTAGCTCCCAAATTTTCCTGTCTGTTACAACTGCGCCGCGATTTAAAACGACCATGTATTTATTTTCAACAATGTTTACTGCATCATAACCAGCTATAATTGCCGCCCTTGAAGTATCGGCAGAGAGGCTCGCTTCTAAATCTTCAATTAATCTAATTCTTTGCTTAATGGTGTTAACTGACGCTATTTCACCTAAGTTTTTTGCTTTGATAAGTTTTTGCTCAAGATCAGATAAAGGCTCAAAACCTAGCTTCGATAATGCTTCATCAACAAGATCATAGGGTTTGTCACTTCTGTAATTATAAATTTTAGCATTTGGTTTTAGCTTCATTCTAAATACAACACCAGCCCCGTTGGAATACGCGTAATCACTAGCAACGTCAAAACCTGTGGCTTTTGGTCTATTTTGATTAGGCCCATAAGATGTGTACGTTCCAGAGCCAAAAACCCCACCACCAACAAAATGCTCATCATCAAAATATTGGTTTACTAGTTCTTTGCCTGTTGCATCATCATAATCCGTTACCCCTCTAAATAATGTGTCGCTTTTTATTGCATCAAAATCAGTCTCACTGACAACAGTTGGCTGTTGGTCATAATTCGCAATTCTTGTATATTTTGCTGTTTTCTTGTTTTCGTAAATTCTTCCAAGATTATCAACTTCAGATATAAACTCTGGCGTTATTGCATCTGTTCTTTTGTTTGGAATGGTAAGCTCTAACTCTCTTGGCTTTTCATCTTGTAAAATAGTATCAACTACTGATGTAGTTTTAGCCTTGATGTTAAACGACTCGTCCAATGCCTTTAGCTGGTCAAGCGGAATAGGATTACCCTTTGCATCAATAAAACGGTCTAGGCTTAGCTTTTTACCCCTAAACAGCTTACCTCTGTCTTTGCCTAATACTTCATCCTGAAACGCCGCAGGCTGTCGCCTTAACCATGTCTCATAGTTAGTTCCTGCATCAATCTGCTGTTTACCGTCTGCACCAATGGCAGGCCGCTCGCCTTCGATATCAGCGCCTAACGTAAACTCTGGCTTTACCTTTGGAACGATTGTTGAACGACAATTGAAGTGCGCTGGCGGCTTTGGTGCGTCTGGGTCACTGAATGAAAAAACCTGACCGTCCAGTGATCCACATAAGATTGTTGTTCTGTTATCTAGTGCCGCAACCCACTCATAGCCGTCTAAAACGTCTTCGTTTTCCTGCATTACTTGATTTCTAGCTACGGTCGCAACATTGTTAGTCGCTGTTCTAGCTATAGTCATGGCTTGGTTTTTGTGTAATCCAGATAATCGTTCCAACCTGTCTGCAATTTGTCGGTTAGTTTCTCCCAGTATCGCGCCGTCAGAAATTTCCTGCGCTATCTGCTGTGCGCCTCTATTGGTAAATGATTTAAACACGTCAGTCATGCTTAAGTATTTACCGTCAGATATCTTCATTCTGGATAGAT